GAACTCACGGCAGTCGTTGAGCCTCCACAAGCTGGGCCAGCAGCTGAAAGCACTCGGCTACATTCAGCAAAGTCGAAGGGAGGAGGCAGGCAAGTGCCCTATCAAAAAATGGCAAATATGCCCCAGCGACTTGGAAACGTACATTCCCCCAATTTTGTAGTAAGATGTAGTTACTACAAACGCACTTTTGAAACCCTATATGTGCGTGAATCTTATTCATATCGTCATCATATAATACATACTCTTTTTATTAAAAAAGTCTTACTACACTTACTACAAATGCAAAAAACGCCCTCCACGCTATTGCAAAGGCCGTTTTTTTGTAGTAACTTTCCACGCAAAAAACCTACTACAAACCGACTACAAGTGACTACACTCCGACCATATCAGCAAAAAGCCATTGAGCAACTGCGCGTTGCCATTAGGGAAGGCAACAGGCGCGTGATCCTCTGCGCTCCAACAGGTGCCGGCAAGACCGTTATGTTCAGCGCTATGGTGCAGTCTGCGCTAAGCAAAGAAAAAAAGGTGCTGATTGTTACCGACCGCGTCGAACTGCTGACGCAAACCGACGGTGCACTGACACGCTTCGACGTTTCACCTGTCGCCATCAGGCAGGGCAACGCAAAGTTGCAGTCTTCAACCTGCTACATTGCGATGATTGAATCGCTGAACCGCCGAATGGCAAAGGCGGAATACGAAAAGATGATGCAGGACATCGACCTCGTAATCATCGACGAAGCGCACAAAGGCAGCTTTGACAAACTCTTTGCCTACATACCGGAAAAGGCAACGGTCATAGGCGCAACAGCAACGCCGCATCGCGAGGGCAACCAAAAGGCGCTCAAGGAGTTTTACACGAAAATCGTCGATCCTGTGACTATCCGCGAGTTGATAGACGACGGATACCTCGCCACGCCAACGACGTACAGCGTGCCAGTTGACCTGACAGGAGTGCGAACCTACAACGGCGACTACGACGCGGCGCAACTGGGGGCAGCGTACAGCAAGCAAAAGGTCTTTCGCGGAGTGATAACGAACTACCTCCTTTACTGCACTGGCAAGAAGGCACTGGCATTTGCGCCAAGTATTGCGTCGAGCAAAGAACTATGCGACGAACTGCAAAGCGCAGGACTGCCAGCGAGGCATCTCGATAGCACGATGAAGCCTGATGAACGGCAGGAGGTTTTGGCGTGGTTCAAAGCCAGTACAAACGGCATCCTATGTAATTGCGGCATCTTAACAACTGGCTTCGACGATCCAAACGTCGAAGTTGTAATCCTCTACCGTGCGACAAAGTCACTGCCGCTATACCTTCAGATGTGCGGAAGGGGTAGCCGAGTGACGCCGACAAAGAAGGAGTTTACCATACTGGACTTCGGCAACAATAGGGAGCAGCACAATGCGTGGGAGTTCGACCGCGTTTGGAAGCTGGAGAAAAAGCCTAAGAAAAGCAAAGGCGTCGCGCCGCAGAAGAACTGTCGGAAGTGCGGATACATCATGCTATCCGCATTGGCAGAATGTCCCGCGTGCGGCTACGTCGCGCCAGTCAAAGTCGGGGAGATGGGTGAGGAAGTCATCCTGCAAATCAACGGAAGCTACACACCAATCGACTACCGCAACATGGCGAAGCAGGCAACATTGGAAGAGGTGGCGGCATTGATTAGACTCAAGAAAATCAAGCTACACTGGGTGTTGCACAACATCATCAATGACAAACAGACCGCAAAGAAATTGCTAAATTTGTGCGGATACCGCATGGGATACTTTTTCTTTTTGCAGGAACTTAAAAACGATCACGGCCAACCACTATTCACATGTCTTCAGAATTCAGACTTCAATCCCAGTGCTTCGTCTATCACTGGAACAACTACCAAGCAGAGCGCGGACTACTCTTTGCAGTGAACAACAACAGCAACAACAGCTATCAAGGCGCAGTGATGAAGGGAATGGGCGTTGTCGCTGGCGTCGCTGACATGCTTTACCTGTCGCCGTCAGGGATGATAGCGCTGGAGTTTAAGACCGAAACAGGGCGGCAAAACGTGGCGCAGAAGATTTGGCAGATGCAGATCGAAGCGGCAGGCTACAAGTACCACATCGTCCGATCACTGGATGACTTTCTCAAAGCAATCAACAAACCAACCACCAACCAATGAAACACATTCTACTTTTTGCAGGCGGAAATTACGATAGATGCGGAGGCATGCATGACTATCATTCGGCTTACGACGATTTGCAAGATGCATTCGTCGCTGGTGATGCACTGATGGGCACCGAAAATGAAAACGGCACGACCTTTGACTGGTATCACATACTCGACACGAATAATCCTGATGGCTATTACAGCGACACTGACTACAAGAGAAACCCAATCCAAACCACCAACCAATGAACAGACAAAAGGAATTCTACTACTACGCCGAGCAGGTAACAAAGCGCACCGGCGTTGGCCTGCGTCAGATGCAGAGCCAAGACCGTCACCGCGAAGTAGCGGAAGCGCGATATTGCCTCATGCACTTGATGCGCAGTAAAATGCAGATGACGCTGATGGAGATAGCCAAGCTGATGCGTCGCCATTACTCAACGGTACACCACGGCTTGGAGGTCATCTACATCCTGCAGGTGACCATGAACAAGTACACGTGGCTGAAAGAAATTAAGCGATACGAACCGCACAACATCAGGCCAAAAGATACTATGTATATTTGCAACCAATGTGGAGGCACGCACGATCATACTAACGCTTTACACGAGCGGCAAGCTGCGGCAGATAGCGAGGCAGCTTGCTACGCCTGACCTTGCGCCTGACCTCGAACATGAACTCGTCATCCGCTTATATGAAAAGCCAGCCGATAAGATCGAAGCAATGCACGCCGGTGGATACCTCAACTTCTACGTCGTGCGCATGGCTATCAACCTATACCGAAGTCGCAACTCTAAATTTCAACGCGACTTCAGACACAATGAACTGCGTGAGGAAATCGCCGATCAGCAGATGGAGGCAGCTGATGAACCGTATGACCAGCGGCCTGATGCGATATTTAACCGGGCGCTCGAAGTCATGGATGGCTGGGCGAAAGCCGGTGCCTACCCATACGACAAACAGCTATTCCTCCTTTGGCTCGAACTGGGCAACAAGAAACTCATCGAGCGCCACACCAAGATACCGTGGCGATCAATTTCGTACACGATCAACAACTGCAAACAACGACTAAAACATGAACTTGGATCTGATTACTATCTTGCTTTTGGCCACTATGACTTCCTTGGCGATGAACCGCTATAACGTGCTGCCATCGTGGTACTACCGCTATGCGAGGTGCAAGCCGCTGACCTGCCTAACATGCCTTGCCTTTTGGTGGGGCGTAGTGCTGACGATCACAGCCTCCAGCCTCCCTTGGCTGCTTGCTATACCTGTCGGCCTATCCGCTGCCGGGTTGACGGTGCTGACTATTAAACTTTCGGAGAAATGACACTTGACGAAGCAATGCAGGTGCTATCGGTGAAGCACAAGCTCGACGGCTACTATGCGTCGCAGACAATGTCGCTATCCCCCAGCGAGGTGTCTATGCTGGAGAACGTCGCCAACGCCAACGGCTACGGACGGACGAACTGGTGGTGCGGATCATGCGCCGTTTCGCGGCTGCAGGAGATGATGGCTGACGCAATGGACGCACGCGCACGATTATCGGTTGAATGATATTTACTACTATGCCACTACCTAAACCAACAGATAGCGAAAGCAAGACCGACTTCATCCAGCGATGCATGGGTGACGACAAGACTGCCAGCGAGTTCCCAAGCCAGCAGCAGCGCTACCTCGTTTGTGCGAGGCAATGGGAGGCAGACCGTAGCGCCTTTGCTGACACTTACGCGGACTACGGCGATGGCGTCAAGAACAACGCCAAGCGCGGCATCGAGTTGAACGAACGCAACGGCAACAAGTGCGCAACGCAGACAGGCAAGGTGAGAGCGCAGCAACTGGCCAAAGGCGAGGGCATTAGCCTTGAAACGATCAAACGCATGCACAGCTACCTATCGCGCGCGGAAACGTACTACGACAACGCAGATAGCACCAGCGACTGCGGATACATCAGCTACCTGCTTTGGGGCGGCAAGGCGGCACTTGGCTGGAGCAGGAACAAGCTACGAGAATTAGGCGAACTAAACGAAGACTGACATGCAGACACAACCCGACATTACAATCGAACAGGAAGCGCGCGCATTGGATTGGCAGGATCGCGGACACCTGTTGACAAACCTGTCAAACGTGTTGGATTCGCTCGAAGACAGCACAGCACCCAACGCGATGCATGCGAAGGTCGCGGTCATAGAAAAGATCATTGACATTGTTACAAACATGGAGGCGTAATGGCAAAACCGTTGAACTTTGAAACACCAGAGCTGATGTGGGAGGCGTTTGCCGACTACTGCGTACAAGCCAAAGCACGACCTGTTATGGTTGAAGACTACGTTGGTGTCAAGGCAGACCGTGTGCATCGTGAGCGTGAGAATCCGCTGACCTTTGAAGGCTTTCAGGTCTACTGCTACGAGCAGGGAATCGGCAAGAGCATCGACCAATACTTCACCAATCCGGATGGCAGATACGACCGCTATGTGGACGTCTGTACGCGCATCAAGACCACGATCCGCGCTGACCAAATCAGAGGAGGTATGACTGGCATCTACAATACGAGCATCACGCAACGCCTCAACGGCTTGGCTGATAAGACGCAGGCGGAGGTCAAAATCGAGCAACCTCTCTTCAATGACTGACGCAATCACCGAAGCCGTTGTTGCCCAACTTAGGACAAGAGCGGAAAAGGGCAAGTCGAAGTACGGCACGACCATGGAGCGCGATGACCTGACCTTCATCGAGTGGATTCAGCATCTGCAAGAGGAGTTGATGGATGCCGTGGTTTACATTGAGAAGATTAAGCAATCAGATTGAGTTTCAAATACACAACAGCGATAAAACGCATTCGGCAGGTGGCCGCTCGGAAGAAGGTGATTCAGGGCGGAACATCTGCTGGATGTTGACCCCCACTGGGCAACTGGTGGGGGAACGGAAAAACAATCGCCATCCTTGCAGTGCTTATCAACATAGCCGCAAAGGCCAAGACCGAAATCAGCGTAGTATCCGAATCCGTGCCGCATTTGCGAAGGGGTGCAATCAAGGACTTCGCCAAGGTGATGCAGTGGACTGGACGCTGGGCGGCTGACCGCTGGAACAAGACCCTGCTGACCTACCACTTCGCCAACGGAAGCACCATCGAGTTCTTCAGCGCAGACAGCGAGGGAAGGCTACGCGGTGCAAGGCGGCAGGTGCTGTACATAAACGAGGCCAACAACATCGACTTTGAATCGTACTATCAGTTAGCCATCCGCACAAGCGAAGCCATCTACATCGACTACAATCCAACGCACGAATTTTGGGCGCATACGGAGGTGCTACGTGAGGATGATGCTGAACTGCTGGTGCTGACCTTCCGCGACAACGAAGCGTTGCCTGACACAATCAGAAAGGACATCGAGATGGCGGAGGTGAAGGCCGCGACATCAACGTACTGGGCGAACTGGTGGAAGGTGTACGGATTGGGGCAGGTCGGCAGTGTGCAGGGCGTTATCTTCAGCAACTGGACGCAGGTGGATGAGATTAACTACACCACATCCAAACTGGTCGCGCTTGGTTTGGACTGGGGGTACACGAACGACCCGACAGCACTGGTGGCGGTGTACAGGTCAGGCGATACGCTGACCCTTCACGAATTGCTGTATGCCAACAACCTGACGAACCAAGACATCGCGACCAAGTTGCGGGAGTTTGGCATCAATCGGGCGTGGGAGATTGTCGCGGATTCTGCTGAACCGAAAAGCATCGAGGAGGTGCATAGGCTTGGCTTTAACATCAAGGCCGCGCAGAAAGGACAGGACAGCATCCGCAACAGCATCGACATCCTTCACAGGTTTACGCTTCAAGTGACCAAGACCAGCACCAACCTCATCAAGGAACTACGCAACTACACGTGGGATACTGACCGCACGGGTGCATCGTTGGGAGTGCCGATTGACAAGTACAACCACGCCATTGACGCAGTGCGTTACGTCGCGCTCAACAAGCTATCAGCCAACGCTGGAGGCAGATACGTTATCATGTAGTAAATTTGAGCCATGCACGCAATCAAGCACTTTTATCAGATGATCCTCGCCAAGCCT